AAGGGAGAGATAAAGAGAGGTATTCAAGATCGTCCTATGCGTGATAAACGTAGAGAAACACAAGGGGAAGATGTACAGGAAGGTTTTGATCGCGTTTCACCTAAGTGGAACTAATGGATATAAATAATATACCGATGGTACGTGTGACGTGGCTCGATGCCCGTGATACAGAGACAGGCTGGCTTGATATAAAAGAAGTTATAGCTGCACCCTTGGCAATATGTAAAGAAGTTGGCTGGATGGTTGTTAATAATGATGACAAAGTTGTTATTATGCGGTCATACAGTAAAGATAAAGATGATACATCAGGTGGTGGTGCAATTGCCATACCACAGGGTTGGATTAAAAAAATAGAATACTTACAGGTGGGACATGCAGACGTACGAAATTAATTTATGGTTAGATAAGAAAGTTATTGAGAAGATAATAAAACAGTTTGAAAAGGATGAGGACGTAATGGCGTATATTAAGGATAATTTTGATACAGCTCCTAGTCCAGAGTTTCCTTCATTAGATCCCACGCGTGGTTATACACGGCCCAAGGCTTCTAAATACATTATTACCTGGGCCAAGGTTCACACCTATGTGCGTAAAAAAGGGCCAACACGTATAGAGTTAACTGAAGATGAAAAAGAAATCCAGAAAACCCTGGAGGCATCAATAACAAAAGAAGCAATTGATGAATGGGGTCATAATGAGATGTTACGCGAAGCGGAAAAAGAATATTGGAGTCATCCGGATGCAAAAGGCCTTGAAGAAAAAAGATAAAGAAGGGTTAACACCCAAACAAAAAAAGTTCTATGATGTTATTAAAGAGTTTGTCAAAGTTAATGGATATGCACCATCATACGAAGAAATGAAACAAATAAATGGCATGCATTCAAAAAGTCAAGTTCATGGTTATGTGCATAGGCTCATAGCACGTGGTTGGCTTAAAAATGGGAATGGCAGAAATCGGTCAATTTCTATTGTATGAGGCATATGTATAGTGTATATTTTGCTCAAGAGTGTTTTACTTTTTTTAAATACCGGGATATTGGTGACACAGTGACACATTTAACGATTAAGTTATATAATTCAATAGGTTATCTTGTGGCACCTATGTGTCACTACTCTAAACAACGCAAGGCACTTTTTTGTTTTTTAAGAACTAAAATGAGTAAAAACTCAACTATACAGCGGGTTACAGCATGGTAGATAAAAGAATTAGAGGTGACACAAATGGTGCCACAAAAGACATGTCAATTAGACATCCTAAAGATGGTGAAGGATTGACAGATAAACAGAAAATCTTTGTTAAGATATATACAGAGAACGAAGGTAGAATGACACCAACAGAGGCTGCAAGACAAGCTGGTTATTCAGAAGGATCTGCTAACGTTACAGCATCATTATTATTAAATGGTAAACGCTATCCAAAAGTAGTAGAAGCTGTGTTGGCAAGACGTGCGGAGTTAGAAAAAACACATGAAGTTAAATTAACAAGGCATGTACAAGAACTTGCTAGGTTACGTGAGAAGTCTTTGGCTGAAAAGTCTTACAGTGTTGCTGTTAATGCTGAGCGCTTGCGAGGGCAAGCTGCTGGATTGTACATCGATAGAAAAGAAATCCGAACAGGTGCAATTGACACTATGTCTAGAGAAGAAGTTTTAGCTAAACTTAAGGAGATTGGATTAGGTGGTAAATTTAAGAAAGAAGGAGCAACAACAGTCTTGGAGGTCCAAGAGGAATCCGATAGCGAAGAACTTAAGGACATCACCCCAGTACAAACAAAAGATAGTGAAGAGTAAAAAGAAGTATGACCGTAAAAGCGGAGACAAACTTCTGGAAGAATGTAAAGAAATTATTAGAGGGTGGGGCTGATAAATATATTGTTTCACGCCTTGAAAGTTATGTTACACCAGGTTTCCCAGATTGCTTAATATTTCACAATGTTACAGGATTCTTCACAGTTGAATTAAAAATAATTAAAGCTAATAATAAGATAACAATATCACCCTTCCAAATTGGTTGGAATATGCGTCACACATTAGCAGGAGCTCAGTCATTTATCTTGGTTGGGGGGCTACCCAACCGCCATGTTAAATTGTTTCATGGCTCCAAAACCAAGGAACTTGGGCAAAGCACCGTGGACCTTGTGCCCGGGCTGTACGAGGGAAGGCTCGAGGACCTAGTTTTATGGCAAGTCGTAAACTCCCAAACTCCTCTATAAACCCTTCATCCTTAGATAATGGCCCATGGCCCTTCGCTGGGCGCCCGGCGCCCGCGGGACAAACTCCACGCTGAAACTCCTGTTAACCGCAGAAGTCCGCCATTTTATTTACCAGCCCGGGATCCAGGAGCTGCGCCAGCAGCCAGGAAGCAGGATGCAAACTCCGAAACTCCCGCAGGTTTCCTAGGTTTTTTGGGAGATGCCTCACCCATCCGGACTGGCCGGGCCCGCTGCGCAAACGCTGAAGCTTCAGGTTAAAAGTTATCCACAACAAATTTTGTGGAGAGGTTGCATGTGATGTCATTAGGTGTTATATTATAGATAGAAATATAATAAAGGAGTTAAATATGGTATTACCAGAAGATAGCAACAACGCAATAGTTGACGCATTAAACAGAATCAACGAATCATTAGAAGAAAACAACCAAGTATTAAGCAGAATACTTAATCATTATGATAGTGTCGTGCCTGTCATGAAGAAGAATCAAGAGGCAGTAGCTTCTGCTAACGAGGACAATAGGAGTACACTAGACATGATGTACGATAAAGTGTTTAATAACTAAAACTCCAAAACTCCCTTGGGTTATCCACATTAAATTGTGGATAACCTGTGGATAAGTCTCGCCCGGGCGCTGCGCGCCTAAACTCCCAAACTCCCTTATAAAATACCAAGCCTTTCTGCCATTTTTTGTGAGCTGGTTTGTACGCCGGGCGCGCCGGGAGTTCTTTGGAAAAGCTGAAAAATTATTTGGCTGTTTTACTTGTGTCCCGGGACTTAAAAAGAAAGTTCAGGATCCTATTGACGCCTGGATGCAGGTGTATTATATAAGAACCAGGAAGAGAAAGAGAAAGAAAAATGGGACATTTCCTAGTATTATTACTACTATTACCACTGAAACTGGCTGCTATCGTGCTAGCTGGTTGGACCCTGCTGCAGCTGCTGCAGCTCATGTAAAGCTGCTGCACTGCAAACTCCTAAACTCCCTGTCAATGTTAACATGTGTATTTAGGTTGGATACCCAGTTGTGTTACCGGCCCGGGCGCCCGATGGGTTGCTGAAGTCAGGGTTTGACACGAATCACATTTCGTGTTATTACTGCAGATAGAAAGAGAAAGGATTACTATGATTCGTTGGAACAAATGGACTAGAGATTATACATATACTTATGAATGGCATGAAGGAGTGTGGCGACTTATCCACAAGAAAAGTAATCGACCTGTTGCGTCATGGTTTGGAAAGATGTATAGTATGTTTAGTTAAATAACTAGAGTATAGTTCGAAACATTGGAACATTAGATTATACTCGATGAGGCATGGTAGTTATATCTGTAAGCCCTCAACACAAACTCCCATAACTCCTATCAATGTTAATATCGTTATAATACTTACTGCTCGTTGCCCGGGCGCCCGCTGGTCTTCCACGCTGAGATGCAGACGTAAAAAAAGGGTAGCTCGGAAGATACTACCCTTTGTAATAACTATGTAAGGAAGGTCACATAGTTAAACCCATACGCTTTAAGATATAACCCACATCTGATTGCAGTCTGTGGATTAACTCTACCCTGTCCTCCTTATCTTCAGCTACCCACTCAACAAGTGAATTCATTAATACACCACTAATTAGTTTCCAGTCCATGCTATCTTTTGCAGGTACTTTACTTATCAGTTGTTCAAGATCGCCAATACTTGCTTGGTCTTTGCTGTACTCTATTACTTCTTTCATTACTGGAGTAATATCTACATTGTTAATTGATTTAGTTGTAGTCACTTCGTTTGGCATAATTACCTTCCTTTCTTATGGGTTATTAGTATCATGGATTAAGTGCAGTTAATATAGCTACTTGCATTAAGTTGTGGATAACCTGTGGATAAGTCGTGCCCGGGTGCGACACTATGTCACATGCGACAATTTGCCGCAGGCGGCGCCCGGGACTTAAACGCGACCCCATCCCCCCC